TCCCAACCACCCTCCCATCTATCAGGCTGACGAGACCCCCTCCCCCAACCACCCTCCCATCTATCAGGCTGACGAGACCCCCTCCCCCCTTGTGTTAGTATTTTAGTGTATGTAGTGCTTATAGTGTATGTGATTTAATGTTAGTGTTTATAGTATATGTGATTTAATGTTAGTGTTAGATATTCAGACTGTATTTGCTATGCTTACCCTCTTAGAGCCCCATTTATATAGTGGGCAGATAGACCTAGAGACTTTAGGAACTCCTCAACATGAGGACGGGAATTCACCTTCATGAGTGGGTATTTCTCTATTTCAGAAATAGCAGACTGCACTGAGACGGAATGTGTTTTCATCCATTCTCCAGGTGTCATATTGCCATATCTTTGCCTCAGTAATTTTGCCAGAAACTCTGGCTTCATTAGATCCTTTTTCACCCTAGCTATGCCAATTGCTAGTGGATAAAATTTGAAATCTGCTAGAAAGAATTCTGAACCTGGGCAAAAGCTTAGGTAAATTTCTGGCGTAGAATTAGCCCATGAGACACCAGCAACCTCAGCTAATGGGATGATGATTTCAGCCTTAATCTGTGTTTGAAGATCAAACGAGCCAGCATTGTATATATCCAAAATCTTTTTTGCAAGAAATCCTGAAAGTCTGTGAAGTGTGATGTCACCTTTTTCCAATTTTGAGTCAGCAAATGCCCTGTTATGCGTATTTGTAATCTCCACTTCCAGAGTTCCAAATTTTGCCTTTACTTTCCTTTTAGGAGATAATTTAAGTGCAGCTTTTAGTTTCCCTGCATTGAGAAAAAAAATCCGTATGTTTTGCAATATTAAGACAAGTGCAAACTTTGAGCAGAAAACAGCATACTCCTCTCTAGGAACAAAGTCTGATTGCTGGATCCTACCAGGATCATCGTAGATGAAATCTATTCCTGACATTTTAAACTTTTACAAACTTTGCTTCTAGTGGGGA